TACCGGGGTATGTTCCACCACGAGCCAAGTATTCAGTTGTGTCCTGTGACCCTGCTCTTAGTTCCCATGCTCCAGTGACTGCTGCTGTTAGAGAGCCACCTGCTGCTGTTGCTAATAATTCTGTTGCCATATTTTTTCATCTCCTAATTTTATTATCTCCAAAAGACCTCACTTTAGGTCACGAATACTCCCTTGTGCTCGGAAGAAGGTAGTCCATACCTCTCCCATTGTTCGGAATAGTCCTTCCTGACCTAGTCTGTTGATTGCGAATGGGTCGCCAGTTTCGATTCCCGACTCAAAGTATTGAGTTGGTATAGCAGTAGAGAAGTATAGGTAGTCAGTGTCTAGGAAATACATCCTGCTCAGACCATCTTTTTCTACGTCTTTGGAAGGAATGATTGGAACACCGTTGTAGGTTGCTACAATG